ACGTAGTGTCGCTCCAATGGGAGCCCTATGTTGCACCTGCGTAGGTTACCCTACTCAGGAAGTGGCATACCTAACCCGGTTAGATATGCTTCTTTGCACTCTTCGCCATTGTCGAAGTGCGCAAATATGGTCCCGTCAGTTAATGACCGGCCCAATCTTCTCGTTATGATGTTCGAGAAGTGGAGGATCACCTTTGTAAGGGGATCCCCCATTAAAACACCCCTGCGTAATGTAATTACGCGGAGTCCGTCGGAGAGTTCCACTCCGATTGTCGATAGTGGCCCAGTGCCACTAAAGACTACTCGTCTCGGTTTGAAGCAAACCGCCATGACGATTCCCGACAAAAGTGGAGGAATTCCACATTTGTCCATCCACGTACTAGCGGTAATTTCCGCTAGCTCGTGTACCATTCGGTCAGTTGCCTCCTGGTAATCCGTGCTGCAGAACCAAAGGTCCTGCCACGTCTGTACACGATCAATGTGATCATTGAAAGTGTCTTCTACTCGTCGTTCACGGTCTTCCGTGAACAACATATTATGCATCTCTTCAGAGGAAAAGTCCTTGAAGAGATTCCATCCGTGATGGGAACGTCCCATCCCGGATTCAGAGCTCTTAAACCCCTTCTTGAGGGGATGAGAGCAGATCTTCGAGACTGTGTCTAGAATGATCTTTAGCGCCGCTCGTCCTTTTGTGACGACTCGGGCTTTTCCCGGTTCCTTGACAACGGTCAAGTGAACGGTTTGGAGGTCCTCGAGATCACTCTCGATTACCTCATCTAAACAAGCGTGGAAAATTGCTGTTCCTACGCTTTCGAATTGGTGTTTCCACTTCCAAGAAGTGATTTCACCTGTGTCCAGGTCCCTTACAGGGATCTGGTACTCTTCATACTTGGACATTAGTTCAAGTATGGCTTGGGCGGTTCCGCCCTCCTTCCGTGTTGATTCCCAACATGCGGATCCGGTCACGGTCACTCTCGCTTTTGTCGAGAGGCCGGTAAATATGTGATCGGGGATTTCCCCGACACATTCCTCTAACGCGTGGGTGAATAAGTTCACCTGCGTTTGTGTGACCGTCGGTGGCAATTCAGCCACCGACGTCAGAAACTTCCGCTTACTTCGTAAAACGACGAGAGCGGGTGGTGTCCCAGAACCTCTGGTCTGGGACAGGGATCCTGCCAGGAATAACCTGGAGAATCCTTCATGACGTACTGCCTTCCCCCATGTGGGAAGGAAGTACTCTTGAATCCAACGTGGTTGGTTTTCAAGTGTTTGGAGATATTTCTCCGGTTCATCCTCGTGTATCACGAGTTTGAACGCTTTACGAGCACGTTTCAGTTGCTCGTAATGTGTAACATGTTCATCCAGAACATAGTTACTAACCTCACCGTCGAAGAACTCGTCGGTGATGA